GTCTACGTTCGCCAAAGCAGTAGCGTGAGTGGCATCCCAATTGGAATCAGCCGCACCGTACAGGTAACGACCGCGAACGCGACCGGAAGCAGTATCTTCCAGCGCCGCCGTGATATCATCATCAAGGTCTTCCGCGAATTCGTCTTCCAGCGCTGCTTTGCCTTGCTCAAGCACGTTGAAGCCAACGCGCTTTTTGGTCATCTTCACGTTTTCAAACTTCACTAGACGACGGTAGTTGTCGATAGTGATTCGTTGATTGAAAAACTCCATGGTGCCTTCATTGCCAACACCTTTGGAATTTCCGGTTACTCGTCCACCAACAACACGGCCACGCATACCGATGGTAATGGCATCGCCGTCTTCTTTGGTGAGTTCTTCTTTGACTTGGATAATCGCATCCTGGCCGGTGCTCATGAAATGCTTCCATTGAAGCATCCCGAGATATTCGGTAAAGATCTTGTTGTCCCACTGCTCTTGAGTGAGACCGTTATCCGTTAAAATTTCTACGTAAGACACTACTTATTTTCCTCCAAGAATTTTTAATTAACTGAAAATGCTGGTGAGCGGTGTATCGGTGTTCTTCGCGTTTTCTGCGCGATCTATTCCGTTACTCCCGCGTGAGGAAGACAAGCCTTCAACCACTCCACTCTTTTTACTTTTGCCGGTTTTGATTTCTTCCAGAATCTCTTTTCGCAAAGAAGCACGTTGTTTGTCCGTCACTTCCTTCTCGATAGCTGCATACATAGCTTGAGGAGTGTTTCCATACTTCTCTTCGAAGTAATGGCGCTCCACCTGATTGATTGCCTCATGTATGGGCGATTCTGAATTCTGCACCTTCTGTTGCACCAAAGCATCATCCTTAAAAATCCCGTGGAAATGAGTGAGGGCGTTATCCACCTGCTCTTTGCCATAGGTTTGATTTGCAGAGTTTCGGGAAGCAACAGTTTTGCCGACTATTAGCGCCTGACTTGCAATATCTTCCGAGGATGGTCCTTGGTTGGCCGGATCAGTGGCCGGATCGTATTCTGGATCTGCAATCTGCTTTTTAAGAGTTTCGACTTGCTTCAACAGCTCCCGGTGAGCCGCCGCTATTTGTCCATTCTCCTGCTTAAGCTGATTGGCCCATGATACGGTGTCCTTCCACCGCTTTTCAAAAGTAGTTTCCTGTGCCGCTTTAGCATCCGCTTCAGTGGCCGCTTTCTCAGCGGCGCTCTTAGCTTCGGCTGTCTGCGCTTCAGGAGTGGCTACTGACTTCTCTTCTGTCTTCTCGCCTTCCTTAGAGGTGGCGGTATCGTCAGGTTGTTTTTCCCCTTCTGCTTTTTCAGCATCGGCCTTTTCAGGCGAAGACTCTGAAGTAGGGGTTGGTTCTGACTCACTGCTTTTTGCAGCCTCGGGCGTTGAAGATGCCGGGGCATCGGACGACGGGCTGTTAAAAATAGTATCCAAAGATTGTGATTCGATTTGATCTGCCATATACTCTCTTTCAATTTAGGTTTAGGAAGAGCGATACGGAGAACCGGATCACTCGCTAACGTTGATTGGGACGAGACTTAATAACGAGGTTTTGACTTTTTCTTTTTCTTAGCCACGGTGACTCCAAGGGCCGTAGTATTTGACTTTCTTTAATTTAATGACTCGCTTCTGTGCCGAATGATCATCGATGATATCGATAGCTTCATTCTTGTGGATGTCCATGTCACGTTCAGCCATCAACCGCTGATTCACTTTCGTGATCGTGCGCGAGTCGTTGATCTGATCAAATGGAATGTGAATTTCTTTATTTGCCATGCTCGATTGAAATCCCCTTGTCGTCCATCGTCACTTTTGCATCCGGTTGATTGCTTCGGCAAAACTCTAAAGTCGAGGTGCCGTAGCCACCGGACGGTAACATTCCAGCCATTCCGGCTGCACCGCCTGAAGCTGATACTTTGCCGCAAAAGGAAGCGGTGTCTTTCGCTAGCTCTTCAAGCATTTCTTTTGAAAATCCAAAGCACCCGGAGAGAAGCACACTAAGAAATAAGAAAGCTATGCCAGCTTTCATATTTCAATACGCTCCACTGGCACACACTGTGCAAAGAGACCAGGACCAAACCCCGCAGTGGCTTCCTGTACTTGAATTCGTTTATTCCCGGCTTCTTGACAAGCCTCTTCGGTCTTGTGTTCTGAAGTTTCCAACCGCACCTGTCCGCCCAACACATACACCAGCACTAAAATCCACACCGTCATTTTGATTTCTCCTTATCTGGCTTCGATTGAGCCTGAATTTTAGAATTTGCAAGGCTCACGGTTGCTTCGAGTTCGTCACTCGTCATGATGTTCGCTTCTCTCACCATCGCGGCCAGCTCGGGATCTCCCATAAGCTCCCAAAGCTTTGCACGTTCGATAGGAGGAAGCTTGTCAATGTTGCCCTGAATCGAAATGCGCGGTTGCACAGGAGGCGGACCGCTCATCTTATCTAATCCAGTTATCATCTCTTCCTTATCCCGTAGATCCGACGCCTTTAGCAAAAACTTAGTCCAAAACGGACCATGCGGAAGGATCTGAGGCAAGTATTGCAACAGCAACGCGAACTGCTCTTGATGGATGTTCGTTACATCCGGCATGTCTTCTACAACCACGTCATACTGAGCTGACTTAATGCGCTGCACCATGTCTTGAGACAACGAAATCGACTTGGCTTTGTTTTCACTGTCCGTAATCAGCATGGCTTGCTCAGCCGTGATGAAAGTTTGCACTCTATCCAGCATCACACGCGCAAGAATCTTTCGGGTGCGGCGTAGATTCTCGAAGATACGCGCCACCGGCTTTCCGGCTTCGCTGAATTTCGATTTCAATGCTGCATTCCCGCGCAGCTCCCCGGTGTCGAACGCAGCAGCGGGATTCACTCCCGTCACTTGATGAAAGTTGGCTTGCGCTGCTTGATGCATCTGATGTTGTGACGCTGCAAGCTCGATGTTGTTGCGGAGCAGCACCCTGCTATTTGACAAGGCTCCATCCGTAACAAGTGCGATGCCATCAGGCTTTGCTAGCTCTTCCGCAAACTGATCCTTGTCAAGCAAAGCTGTATTCTCGGCCACCGTTTGATTTGTGTTCAGAAGATGAAGGGCTTTGCTTTCCCTCTTGTTGATTGCGTCCTGAAGCGACAAAGCCAACGTGACGAGACTGTAAGGCCCGCCGTCTTTCCGCCGATACATGAAATAAGGAATCAGCGAATAGTATTTTTGACTGGTGACGGCTTTTTCTAAAATCTTACCGCCAGTAAATACCGCTCGATGGATTGCCTTTTTTATGCGGACGAGGGATTCAAACTTAACTCCGGTTTTTTCAGCGTCCGCTTTAATCTTGTCGCCTTCTTCCTTCGGGAGCCACACAGGCAGCACCCCAGCGGGATCAGCAACGGCGTAGATTTCTTCTTTCTCGAAAGTTTGATACTCTCCGTCGATGATCCTTACCTTTTTGCGCTTCTCATCGAAATAATATTCATTGCGGAACGTATCAATAGAAGTGAGAAGCCCGGTATCGCTGACAGCTCCCCTTTCGTTCGCCGGTATCCCTTTTGCCGAGGGATACTTTTCTTCAAGCTCGTCTTGATCGAACCACTTAGCCCGAAAGATAAATCGCGCGTCGTCATTCCAATCGTAACGGCGCGAATCAGGATCAGGAAACACGATCAACGAATCTTCTTGCCTCACTTTGATGGTGGGTTGCATTAAATCATCGAATGTAACGTACACTTCCATCACGCCGAAGCCGGATGTAAATCCATCGTCCGCCATGTCCACTTCCTCGAATTCAAGATCATTCGATTGACGGATGTACAAGAAAATGTCTGTTAAAGTGTTGGCAATCTCTGCGTCAGCCGGTTCATTGCGGCCCCGGAAGCCTGTACGTGCCTTACGGTCGGTCAAATCGCCAATCAGCTTGTTAATCGTGACAGCAATCTGATTATTCACCGTTGGCGGCTGTCCACGTTCCTCTAAAGTAGCTAGTTCTGATGTGGACCACTGCTCCCCTTCACGATATTGAAAGCATTTGATCATGTTGTCTTTAGCACGCTTCCAGGAGGGGTGATCGACAGAGTAGCGGAACCACTTATCTAATTTTTCAAGGAGTTTTTGATCGTTAGCTTTTTCTGTGAGCTTAGAATCATCGGACGTACTGTACTCTTCAGCCATTTAGATCGTTTTCCAACTCCTTATAGATTTCGATTTGTTTTTCTTGTGCAGCGGCGTGTAAAGCTTGCGTAAGATTGCTCCACCTTCATAGATTTCCGTCATGATTAGTGAATCAGCGCGGTTCGGTGACTCAACGCCGCGAGCCTTCATTTCCTTTTTCGTCTCAATCTTGATCTTGCCGCCTGTCTCCTCGTACCGAGGAGCGTTTAAGTCGCCCATGAGCAGCGGATCATTCGGCAATGACAACACGCCCCGCTCAAACTCGTCTCGGGCTCGCCACCAAAGCTCATCACGCAGCCGAAAAAACTTATGAGGGTTGTAAGCAGAGGTGGCGGCATTCACTCCCACCACTCGAATCTCCGTATGCTTCAACCGCTCACGAAGATTACCTTCCACACCCCAACCCACTCCGATATTATCGACTAGAAGCTCTTTAGGTTCGCCCGATAGAGCGTGACGCACAACCCAATCAGTGAGGCGGTTGGAATCGTTGTAGCTAGCATTTTCAAGGGGATAGATAATTGGCCCCTTACGCTTCAGCAAACACGAATCATCACCGCCTGCACCGACATCAAGCGAGTAAATGAGCTGATCATCTTCCATCGCCTCAAGCTCACCGTCTCTATCCACTGCATCTTGTATCCACTCCCACGGAATCACCGTGTTTTCAGTTGTGCTCGGCGGAATACCTAGCACGCGGATTCGGAAGGTGTTCGATTCTCGTCCGTACTTCTTTTCAAGACGGGCAATTGATTCCTTCGTGACGTTGGTGGACTCTTCAGCATCCCAATGCACGGGAGCCCAATCCGCCGCATCACGAAAATGTGTGTCGTATGCATACCCTTTCCCACGAGTGGGGTTGAAGAGCAGCAAACACAGGTTGCACATGCCCGTTAGCGTTGATTCAAGCGGGCGGAATACCGGATCGGGAATACCGGAAGCCTCATCTGCTACGATTAGCAAAAAGTCTTCGTGTAGACCCGCAAGCGTCTCGGCCTGCTCATCCGGTGAATTCCGTGTATTCGCTGTTCGTGTGGCGGCAAACCATTGCTTACCTTCTTGCTCTTTAAAAAAGAACTTCTCGGAATTCCAAACGAACCAATCTTTGAGCTTCGAGCGCTGATGCCACTTGGCTAGCTCGGCCCAAAGGGTGATTGACATCTGTTTTGCACTAGGCGACGTGACAGCGATTTTAGGATATGGAAAGCAGGTGAGAAACCACATGATGCACCAGCTCCCCAGCGCACCTTTACCCGTGCCGACGCCCGACATGATTGACATGCCGAACTTCGCCGCTAGCGCTTTTTCCCGCTCTGTGGTGGTAATCCCTTTGCTCACTCTAATTTTTGCCCATACCATATCTTGAAACAGCACAAGCGCTTCGGCTTGCTGTGTAGAAGGTTCAGAGTTGAAGGTCTCACGCACATATTTGATTATGTTGTGTGACCATTCCAAGATTATGTTGGCTTCAGTGGACCGCCCCACTGATTAAGCTTCGCCTTCTGTGGGCTGCAATAGAAATTTCACCACTGGCACCAACGACAGCACGTCTTCCTCTGTAGGAACTATGCCGTCGTCTCTGAATACCCGATAGGGAAAATAGTATTGAGGCTTTTCCGCATCCTCGTCCGGCTCAATGTGTGGAAGGAGTATCAACGTCAATGGCCCGCACTGATAAAAAGGCATCGGTTGGTTAGATAACTTTTGAATCAGCATGCATGTCTCCATGTGCCTCTTGAATTATTTTGGTGAGCGATGCAATGTTCGTCGTGCTCTTGCCTTCGAGAAGGCGGATTTGCTGGAAGGTGCGATCCATGAGGGCGATTGCTTCGATTGGATTCAATCTTTCCGCCACGTCATGAAGGCGCTGCTTTGCGCGCACGTTCAGCACCGTCAAATCAAGAATCTCGTGCTCTTTGATTTGCGCCACCATCTCTTTCATTTTAGGGTTGCTGTAGGCTTCCTGATCCTTTAGATATTTCCCTACGGTGGTGTGGGAGATACCTGTCTCTTTTTCGATTTGATACCCGGATTTGCCAAGCTCTGTTGAAGCCTTGATTAAGGCTTGCTCGCGTTTGTTAAGTCTTTTACCTTTAGGACGCTTTCGGCGCTGGGTTTGGATTCGAGACATGAGTAATCCCCCTCATAGTGTCTTGCTCCAAATTTGCATTTTTCAAGAAAGCATTCGGCGCGTGTGACAGGCGCAAGTGGTGGGTTACACAGGGGATCTTTTTATTTTCTGTGTGCGATAAACGGCAGAATGTTAACACCCCGTCCCTCCTCTCCCCCCGTGCCGGTAGTCTACCCGGACTTGAAGAGAGCTAGACAGTGCAGTGATACCGGCTAGCAGCATGACAGCCTGATAGCTCAATGAGTATGCAAGGTTAGCACATGAGGCGAAGGGTCTAACG